GTCCAACCAAATGCATACCTTTCGGTTGCCTTGTAGCGCATGGAGTCGGTCTCGAAGTCACCTTCCATCGACTTCTCAAGGCCGCGACGCATTGCAAGCTTGAGACCCTCTGGCGCGTCAGTCTGCACCCACCATGCGGTGGTGGAGGTGATACGCGAAAGGTTTGCCTGACCGCCGTCCAGCAGACCCATCGAATTGACGGGGTTGATGTCGTTGTTTGCGGTGCCAGCACGCAGGACAGACTTGAGGAGAACCTCAGCCTGAAACACGTTCGACGGGCCTGAGACGATCTTCTTCGGCGTCAGGCGGATGCGCTTGCCGTTGTTGTCAACCGCGTTGCGGATTTGAATGAGCATCTGCTCAAGCGAAGTCTGCGACAGGTTGGCAGCCGTGGTAAGCTGGTTCGAGAATGTACCCGTGGCAATCGGGTGGTTAGTGGCCACAAGCGCAACGCCATCGCCGCCTGCATACGAGCCGTTGAAGGCACGATTGAGGACGTTGGCACCAAGGGTTTCCTTGGTTTCGATCAGCGACTGTGCGAGGTGACGCGCATAGGTCTGACCGATACGGATGTGGTCGCCGTCTTCGACGAGAACCTTCGTCAGCGCGAATGCAAGGCCGTAGACCTTGTAGACGTAACGCTGGATGAAGAGAACGCCACCAGACTGATACGTGACGGGCATACCGTCCGGCAGTTCCGGTGCAGCACCGAAGCCGAACAGGACAGGCTCTTCGTGGTAGTTCCGGGGGATGCCCTTGAACTCTTTGAAGACCTGCGCCCACTCGTCAGCACGCTGGTCATAGATGCCGTTGAACTCTTCGTTCAGGATCGGCTCAACGATGGAGCGGAAGTCAGTACTCCGCATTGGGGTAGCCATGTGTCAGCCCTCCTTAGTAAGCAGCCACGTCAGCGACGTTCTGATGTTCGCTGATCTGGACCTGTGCGATGACGTAAGTGTCACCCCAGTTGTTGTCGGGACCGGGTGTGATACCGATCAGGCGGAGCGACGCGTTCGTTGTGGCAGAAGCGACGTCAAGCATCATCTGGCTGATGCCGACAACAGTCGAACCAGTACCGATGGTGGTGAAGTCATACTGCTTACCGATGTCGGTCACGGCCAGTGCAGCGTTGCTCTGGATTTCGTAAACGATGGTCGGGTCGAGCGTGACGTAGGCAACGATTTCAGTCGCTGCAAGCGAAGCGGTCCACTTGTTGGAAACGCGACGACGACCGTCGCTGTCCGTGAACTCAACGCCTTGGAAGGTGCCGATGAAGCGGTCGCCGATGGCTGCCGCTGCAATGGTGCCTTCGCCAGTCGAAGACGTGATGATCTTGACCGGCTGGTTCTGAAGAATGTTCGACGCGTAGCCCGTGAGGATCGTGTAGGCGGTGGGACGAACCACGCCGCTTGGCGAATACACAGGACGGAGGCCGAACGGCTGGGATACCGAAGACATAGCCTTATACCTCTTGTTGGTTGAACGATCTCGCTACGCAAACATTCCGTAGCGGGGGTTTTGATCGCGCATCTCGACCAGACCGTCACCTTCGTACAATGTGCTTCCCGAACCTTCAGCCTGTTGCCGCATGATCTCTGCGGTTTCAGCCAACTTGTTCTCCTCACGCAACGGTGCGTCGTGGTGGGCTTCCTGCATGAACTTCTGGTAGAGGCTCTCGGGAAGCTTAAACGCGATCATCTCGTTGACACCAATCAGGCCGGACCATTCGCCCGTCTTGATTGAGGCAAACTCCATGCCCGGAACCTCCGCTGCCTTGATTGGCTCGTATCCAAGCTGGATGCGACGGTGGATCGGGTCACGAGGGTTTGTCGTCGTGAGCCAGCACACATGGTAACCCGGCAAATCCGGCAAATCGGGAAGTGCGTCGTTAAACAATTGTGCGCGGAACATTTCGAGCCGGTCGTCTTCAGAGACTTCGCGATTTTCGGCGACCTGACGGTCTACGATTTCGCGGCCCTGCCGACCTACATCGGTTTCCTTTTTCAGGCGATCATCAGATACTTGCGTCATGTTGGCATACTCCTTTTAGTTAGCCGAACTTTTGTCGTAAGCCTGATAAGCCTTGAGCATCTGGTTACGACGCGGAACGTCATCCCAGATACCAGCTTCAATCATAGCCTGTTTCCGTTCGGGTGTCACGTATATTTCTTTCTTGGTCGAAACGGGCGCGTGCTCACGCGTCGTTCCGGTCGGCGGTGCCTTGCGTTTGGCCGGTGCAGATGGGCTGTCGTCACCGATGCGCGCAGCCACGCGGCGGGTCAGTTCGTGCCAGTACTCAGACGACTTCGGGTCATAGCCTGCGGCTGCAAGCTGATTGTCGATAGCCTTCGTGATGGCGCTGTCTTCGTCACGTCCAGCGGGGTCATACCACGGATTGGCCTGCATCCATTCCTTGGCGTAGTTTACAACACGCGGGTCCGGTCCCGGATTGGCGTGCTGTTCGCGGACCTGCTCAACCTGCTGCTTGGTCTGCCAAAGCTGGGCTGCCTCGCGCTGCGCGTCGTCACGCAGGCGCATTGCCGCCGCCACGTCTTCACCGTTGCCAGCCTCGACCGCGCGGGCGATGATCATTTCCGCCTGCTTGATCTCGTTCTGGACCTGATTAAAACGCTGGTCGATGGCACTGACGTTGTTGGCAAGCGTGTTGCCCTCAATGGCCGAGACGCGACGCAGCAGGGCGTCGTTCTGTTCACGCAGCAGCGCAAGTTCAGCGTCTGCACGCTCCTTGGCCCGCTGACGCACGGCCTGACGCTTCTGGCGCTTGACGCGGTTACGATTGACGATCTCGTCGTCACTGTCGTCCTCGCTGTCGCCGAGACGCTCGTCGCCGCTGTCCTCTTCCTCGTCGGCGTCGTCCGCCTCCGGCTGCTCGTCGGCTACGGGCGGATCGCCTTCGATGACGACAATGTCGTCGTCACCATCATCTTCTGTAATCAGATTGTCTGACATATCTGTGCTCCTAGAGGAATGCCTTGACGGCAAGCGGGTCACCAGTGACCTTACCCACCAAGTCAAGGTCGTTGAAGATCACGACGATGGCCTCTTCTCCACCTTCGGTCTTTACCGACCAACGGTCGCCGCCGTAGCGGGGCACGCGCACGAAGTCGCCGACTTCGCACCACGACCCTTCGGGCCAGCTTTCCATTGTGTTGCGGTTTTTGAACGCAAGGCTGCCGATGTCGATCACCTTGGCTACCTGCGTGTTGTAATGTTCCGTCTCGCGGATGTCGTTGGACAGGATGATGCCGCCCTTGGTCTTCGTCTTGGGTGTCCTGATCTGGCACAGCACGCGGCTGCCGAAAGGCTTTACGCCTGCGTCACACGGCGGGAAGGCTTCATCGAGGCTGTCATAGCCAAATTCAATACTGTTTGCGTTGATCTGCATATGTGCTCCATTGCAGGTTAGAGGAAATCACGTTTCTCTGCTTCGGCTACCGTGTTGAGCAGGACTTCCTTGGCGCGCTGCAACCCAGCGTAGATGCCAACGACACGTCCATAGTCGAACTCGGTCTTGCCCGAGGGCCTCTCCATCGCCTCGACAGCCACTGCTGACTGCTCTGCCTCAAGGCGTTGGAGGAGGGTTTCTATCCTCACGCAGGCGTCTTGGGTGACTTGCCTACGGTCGGCATCTTGCCCATTGCCATCTTCTTGTGCATCGGCATAAATTTATCGCTCGGCTTCGGGCTGGTGCCCTTCGGCGTTGCGGTCTTCGCGTTGTTCTCTGCCATGTTGGCCTCCTATGGGTTTGGGTTTATCCCGGTTCCTGTGCTGACCGCGATGCGTTCGCCAGACATGATCTCGGCCTGTGCAAGCTGCATCGCCGTCTGATTGTCTTGCTGGTTCATGGTCAGGCGCGCGTTGATCTCCGCCGACTTGCGGGCGTCCTCGCGGTCCTGCTTCATCTGCTCAAGCTGCTGCTCAATCTGAAGCTTCTGCGCCTGAAGCGCCGCCTCAATCTGATCCTGCTGCGCCTGTGCGGCCATCTTCTGGCCCTCAAGCTGCATCTGGCCCTGCATCTTCTGGCCCTCAAGCTGCATCTGCGCCTGATCGCGCTGTGCCTGCGCCTGAAGCTTCTGGCCCTCAATAGCCGTGCGCGGGTCTTGCGGCGGCTGCGGAGCGAACTGCTGCATCAACTGCGTTGCCTGCGCGATGACAGGCGGCAGCGCCTCAAAGATACCGTTCGCCTCGCCAACGACGTTCAGCGACGCCTCGGCCAGCATCCGGTCAAAGGCGCGCTTGGCCTCTGGCTCCTTCAGCGTCTTCATGTCCTCGCTGATGTCGATGCCGGACGTCTCCTCGGCCAGATCGAGCACGGTCGCCGCATACCACAGCGCCATGTGCTCCTTGATGTGGTTGAGCATGACGGGCAGATACGCCGGGGCGATCAACTGGTTGCTGCCGAGCATCGGGCTGGTCATGTAGGCCAAGTGCGTCTTGAGGTGCGCGATGTGGTCCTGCTCTGGGAAGGCCGTGATGCCGTTGCCCATCGTCGCCGTGACGTTCTCGTTCACCGCGTTCTGCTGCTTCGGCGCGGCTGGCGGGACCAGCAGTTCCTTCGCGTTGGGCACGCGCAGCGTCTCAAGCAGCCGCTCCTCAACCTTATACTGGTTGTAGAGTTGCGGCATGGCCGCAGCGCGCTGCGACACCGCCTGCACCTGCGCGAAGCGTTGCGCCTCGCTGAAGATCATCGGGTCGGACACCGGCACGACGTCCATCGGGCCGTTGAAGTCTGCGCGCGTCGCCAGTTCCTCGCCGACTTCCATCTCGGTATCCTCGTCGTCGAGATACATACCGTTGAGGCGGTGCAGGATGCGCAGCGTGCGCGCCATCGCGGCGTGCAGACGGGCGTGGATCGACGAGAAGACCGTCATGCCCTCTTGGATCAGGGCCAGTGTCGTTCCGACCGGCGCGTTGGGGTTTTGGTCGGCCAGATTGTCCATCGACGTACGGACAACGCCCTTGCCTGCATCGACCACGAAGCCGAGCAACTGGAACAGCGTTGGGCTTGGCGGGTTGAACGGGATCGGCATCGCCAACTTGCGGACGTCGTCCACGTTCAGGCCGCCCTCGATCTCCTCAACCTGCGTCGGCTGGATGTTCAGCGACTGTCCGCCGCGCGTGCCGCCCTTCAGCTTGAGCATCGTTGGGACGTTCTGGATGTGCGCGCTGTCCATCAGGGCGCGCAGTGCGCCCGTCGCGGCAGCCGACAGGCCGCCGATCATGTGCGGCAGGCCAATCGGGTAGGCACCGCGCCACGGGATGAACGGAAACTCGACGAACCAGTCCAGTGGCTCCTTGCTCTCGTCTTCCAAGTCCCAGTTGCGATAGATCGCAAGCACCTTGCCCGACGGCTTGTCGATGGTGATGATGTAAGGCGCGTTGCCGTCGCCCTCGATGTCTGCGGTGACGTGGCACTCGAACACGGTGCGCAGGCCGTCCTCGTTGTAGCTGGTGTCGCTGCGCCCCTCGATCTTGTCGTTGGCCACGTCGGCAGCCGAGCGTTCCGGCTCAAGGCCCGGAGGCGTCAGATCGACCTCGCGATACATGCCGGACTTGACGCGCTCCTCATAGTCAAGCTGCGTCAGATACTGGACGTGCGTCTTGCGCTGCGCCGTGTAGAAGTTGGTCGCGGCGAACGGCAGATACATGTCGTCGATCATGACGCCGAGGAAGCCGGGGCGGTTGCGCGCCTCGTCCCACGACAGCTTGAGATACTGCGCGCCGCCGAGCGGCACCTGCGTCAGCACCTGCTCCAGTTCGCTGCGGAACTCTTGGCTCTGGACGGTCAACTGCCAGTTCATCATGGCCGTCTTGCGCTTGGCCTTCTGGATTTTATCGACGGTGATCTCGCCCTCGATCAGGTCTTTGACCGGACCCTGCGGCGGCAGCAGTTCCTTGATGGCGCGTGACGCGAAGTCGATGCACGCCTCGGTCATCATCGGATGGACGACCTTCGACGCGCCGTTGAACTGCGCGCCGCCCGGTGCGTCGTCGCCGAGGCCGGTGCGGCGGATGCCCTCTTCGTATTGCTCGTCGCGCTTCTTGCGCGCTTCCTTGTCCTTGCTGATCAGTTCAAGGAACTTGGACGACAGGCTGCTGAGTTCCTTCTCAGGCATCGTCTCGGCAAGGTTGTCGTAGAACTCGTCGTCGGCCTTGGGCGGCACGTCCTCGTCGAGCGTGACAATGGCTCCGCCGTCCTCGGTGTCTTCGACGTCGCTCTCTTCGGCGTCGTCGATCTCAACCATCTCGCCCTCGGGCAGTTCGTCTTCCGGCAGCATATCGTCTTCGTTCATGACTTGTCCTTACTGGCCATACGGATTGGCGATGGGCTTCGGTGGTGGCCGGTCGATGTCTTTCGGCTTGTCCTTTAGCACAGAGACAAGCCCCTTGTCGATTGCGAGGCGCACGCACTGCGACATGGCGTCCACGTAGTCGTCGTGCTTGACGCTGCCCGGACCCGTGAAGGCGCACAGTTGCGCCAGCATCGGCTCGACCCAAGTGCGGGGCTGACCCGCGAACTTGTCGCTCTCAGGCAGCCAGACACGGCGGCGTGAGAAGATGTGGCTGACCATGTGCAGGCGTGCCAGCTTGTCGGCGCGTCCGGGGTTGTAGGCGTAGGCGTCGATGCCCTCACGCTCAAGCATCTGGCGCAGGCTGATGCCGCTGCCCTTGTCCTCGATCAGGCACATATCAGGCTTGCGGCCCGACGTGATCGGCTTGCCGCTGCCGAACATCGGCTTGATCAGCGCGGTGTCTTGATCGTCGCCGTAGGCCACGTTGAGTTCGCGCTTCACGCGCTTGATCAGGTCGGGCATCCCCATCTGCTCGGACCAGCAGTCGAGCACCATCAGGTGGGACGCGCCTTCCTTGTCGTGGAAGCTGCC